CCAACTGATACTCTGATTGATAGTCGTCATAATAAAATAGCCTGTGATCGGAACTTGTCGTGCTGAAAACATAGCCTTCTTTTAACCAGATCAAGAAGGCATCGCCGTCAAAGCCTAGTTCTATTTCATCTATGAACGAATAAAACGCTGGTGTGATATTTTCTAGTGTGATTCTCATTGTGTTGATTCCTTTTGTTGTTGCTGATTAGTCAGTGATCATTGAATTGAGATGGTACGGATCAATGTTAAGATCCTTACAAGCTTCTATAACAAACACGGCTTGCTCTTTGGCCCGTTCTGCATTGTATTCGCGCCAGTCTTGGCTTGCATACATATCGTATGATTTATGAGAGTGGTCTTTCCAGATAGCGAATACTTGAGAAAGACGGATTATCTTAGCTTGTGTTGATTCTGCGAGTTTAACTGACATTTGGTTAATTCCTTTATTTTTGTTGCCGTTGTTTCCAGTCTATAACGAACAACGTGCATAGTGTCAAATATAAAAGTGAACATTGTGCAATTTATCTTTGTGTCTAAATGTGATAGTTAAGAAGTGCATTTACGCACACTATATAGTGTAGCTTGTATGCTTTTCCCTGCATCACCTAGCAATGACAGCAAAGACAAGGCTTTGTTTTGTTTATGTTTTGATTGTTTGTTTCACACAACATAGACACGCAGAACAGACAGCTTTCACGCGGCAATGTGTCAGTCTGTCAGCAAAATGTCTTGCCTAGTGGGGGGATGCAAAAGACAGCGGCCCCCCGACACGCGCCGCCACTCTCTATATGTGTTAAATACTCCATTGCAACACACACACTAAGCTATTATGTTTACAGCATGGCAAAGCTAACACTGACCCGCATTGAAGAATTGAGTGCTATGATTATGGACGGTCATAGTTTGGCAAGTGCTTGTACTGCATTGAGTATAAGTAGGGCTAATGTTTATAGCCGTATGAGCAAAGATCAGGACATAGAGCGAAAGATTAGAACGGCGCAACAGCAGAGTGCTGAGAAGGCTGTAGAAGACCTTGAGCAGATATACGATGATGCTTTGCATAGGCGTAAGGATTACGACCCTGCTGTATTAAGAGATTATGCTACTCATGTTAGATGGAAGGTTGGCAAGTTAATGCCTGACCTTTATGGCGAACAGAAGAACAGAGCTGGTGTAGAGATTGGCGATGGTACTGTTCGGATAGTCTGGGAAACATGATTATACAATTATACATCCCCTTAGTGTAGGTATATCCGTATATGCAAGTTAAGATACCTTACAAGCCTAGAGACATACAGGCTGACATGCACACAAAGCTGAAGCGTTGGAACGTGCTTGTGATGCACAGACGCTTTGGCAAGACTGTTTGGGCTGTTAATGAGTTAATCAAGACTGCACTTACTTGTGAGCTACCTAGACCAAGGGTTGCCTTTATAGCTCCTACCTTTACACAAGCCAAGCGTATCGCATGGGATTATGTGAAATACTACGCTGGCGTTATTCCTAATGTTACTTTTAATGAAACAGAGCTACGGGTGGACTTTCCGAATGGGGGGCGGCTGATGCTTTTGTCTGCTGAGAACCCTGATAGCCTTCGTGGTATTTATCTGGATAAGTGTATCTTTGATGAATTTGGTATGCAGAACCCTAGAGTTTGGAATGAGGTTGTTAGACCAGCTTTATCAGACAGACAAGGTGGGGCTGTATTCTTGGGTACGCCAGCCGGACATAACCATTTCTTTGACCTACTGGAACAAGCTAAGTCTGAAGTTAAGGAAGGTTCGCAAGATTGGTACTATCAGGTTGTTAAAGCTTCTGAGTCACAGATTGTTATGCAAGAGGAACTTNATGCCGCTAAGTCTATGATGACACCAGAGCAGTATGAGCAGGAGTTTGAATGTTCCTTTACAGCTTCTATCATAGGGGCGTACTACGGCAAGTTGCTTGAGAAGGCCGAAGCGGAAGACAGAATAACACGGGTGCCGTATGACCCTGCGTTTCCTGTGCATACTGCTTGGGATCTGGGGATAAATGATTCCACAGCTATTTGGTTTGCACAAATATACCGAAGCGGAACTATCCATATTATAGATTATTATGAGAACAGCGGTGTAGGGCTGGATCACTACGCCGAAGTATTACGGAGCAAAGAATACCATTGGGGAGATCACTTAGCCCCACACGATATTGAGGTTAGAGAACTAGGTAGCGGTAAGTCAAGAATAGAAACTGCGCTTAACCTTGGTATTAGGTTTAGGGTTGTTCCTAAGATGAAGATTATAGATGGCATCAACGCCGCAAGACTTGCTATACCTAAGACATACTTTGACAGAGATAAGTGTCAGATGGGGCTAGAGATGTTGCGGCAGTACAGGCAGGAATGGGATGACAAAAGAAAAGTTTTTAGAGATCACCCGAAGCATGATTTTACGAGCCACAGCGCGGATGCGTTTAGGTATCTGGCTATTGGGTTGGAGAATAGACAAACTATGGTCAAAGCTCCGCAACAAATGGCGGTAAATGAGTATAACCCGTTTTTGATATGACAGAAGAAACCTATGACAAGATAATGAGTATGGTTGCTAGTAGCCCGTACCATTGTGTCTGGGATGAAGAAAGTGTTGATAATCATATACATACGCCAATGGTCTTAGGTCAGTTCGTAACTGGCGCAGATGATGATGAAGGTTTATTCTTTTTTGCTACCTTTGCTTTTCCAAAAGAGGAGCATGTGCAGGAGTATTTTAGAACCAACACATTCCCTGTTGAGGGGTACTATGCTAACGGTAATGACATATGGATTATAGACTTTATATGTCTGGGGGGTGTGCGTGATATTACTACATCTTTCCGTTGTTTGAAAAATCTGATATGTTCTATGGGGTACGAGCAATGTTTTTGGTTGCGTACTGGAAAAAATAAAATCGGGTTTCATGCTTTAAAGGAGTAGATCATGGGCGGTGGTGGCGGCGGCGGCGGTGATGAGCCTTCAGGAGTTACTATTAAAGGTAAGAAGGGTCAAACCGGAGTAACCTTTTCTGGAAGAGCAAGTTCTCTTGATACGACAAATGACAAACAGCTAGAGGCAAAGGCAACAACTGCAAGTAAAACCTTTGGTGCTATGACAGCGGCGCAACGCCGTGCAAAATCTATATCAGAATTAGAGCGTCGCTTAGAAAAATCTCAGCTAACATTGCCCGGCTTTGGGGGTGCTGTAGCTACAGTTGTTTCTAGGCAAAATCTAAGAAACCAGATTTCTGCTTTGAAGGAAGGTGGATTTGGTGAGTATATTCGTTCTGAGACAGGCGCGTATGTGACTGTTGGCGTAAACACCAAAGAGGGTGGCGGAGATGCTGGCCTGTTTGGTCGGCGTGGTGACATATCTGGAACGCAAGTTCGTAGCCCCAGAAAAGAGGGCGATCCGCCTAACCAAGACATAGTTCCTGACACTCCGAAGGCACCAGAAGTGACGCCCGAAGTTACGCCCGAAGTTGTGCCAGACGAACCTTTGTTAAATGCTAGACGCAGGACACGCGGTAAAAGGTTTGGCGGTGCTGGTGACTTTGGCGAAGGCATCCTTGTAAGAAACACACAGAAATAGGATTTGATATGTCTTTTATGAAACCATCCATTCCAACTCCACCCCCACCACCCCCGCCCCCACCAGAGCCAGATATGGCACAGGCGGCGGCTTTGTCTGAAGAGGCAATGATGCAGGAGCGTAAGCGGCGCAAAGGTGCTGGCGCTACAGTTGTGGCTGGGCTAACTGGCAATTCAAATACAGCTACAACACAAAAGTCAACATTGTTAGGATAAAGAAATGGATGACATCAAAGGCATCATAGCAAGGTTTAGTGCCTTGGAAGGCCAGCGCGAAAACTGGCAAAANCACTTCCAAGAGCTTGCTGATTACATGCTACCACGCAAAGCCGACATTGTGCGTAAGCGCAGTAAAGGCGAGAAGCGCATGGAGCAAATCTTTGATGGCACAGCACTACAGGCTGTAGACTTATTATCTGCTTCTTTACATGGGATGCTAACCAGTGGAGCGACACCTTGGTTCCACCTTGCCATGAAAGATGAGGATGTTGGTAGGACAGACGAAGTTCAAGCTTGGTTAGAAGATACAAGCACAAGAATGATCCGTGCCTTTAACCAGTCTAACTTTGAAACAGAAATCCATGAAATGTACGTGGACTTAGTTGTGTTTGGCACTGGCTGTATGTTTGTAGAGATGGAAGGCAACCAG